GTACGGCTACAGCGTGATCCGGCCGCAGATGGCTGTTCGTCTCTGGGGGTGATCCACCATGTCCTTCACCAAGCCCATTGGTGTAGCGTTCACGGACCAGGATCTTGACGACTGCGCACTGGGGGCACTCCCCAGTGCCGGTGGCAAGATCGCGTTCTACGGCGCGACGCCCATCACTCAGCGTGCGGCAGCGGTGCAGGCGGCTTCTGTCGTCAGCGCCTCGTCGTACATCACTGTCGGCAGCAACCTTGCGGCGTGGGCCGCCGAGGTGAATGCCACTCTCACCGGCCTCGGCCTGTGGAAGGGTGCCGCATAAGCGGCGGAAAGGAACATCATGTCTGCTCAAACTTTCGAAGCTCCGAAAATCGGTGACGGCGAACAGATCGGCGACGGCAACACCGCCGAAACTCTGAACGTCGGTCGCTCGGGTCAGCCCGTTGCTCTGCAACCGTCGGCCACCGGCACGCTGGGCTTCTACGGCGCCACGCCGGCTGCTCAGCGCGCCGCGGCCATCCAAGCTGCGTCCGTTGTGTCGGCGTCGTCCTACATCAGCGTGGCTTCCAACCTCGCTGCCTGGGCCGCCGAAGTCAGCGCAACGCTGACCGGCGTTGGCCTGTGGAAGGGCGCGGCGTAAGCCGTCACTGACACATGGCCAAGGTTGTCTTCTGCGTTCCGACCATCAAACGCCCGTACCAGCAGTGCTTGGACAGTCTGGAGGCGTCCATCCCCCTCATCAAAGCCGCTGGTTGGGGCGAGGGTATGGTCAACGAGGTAGGCAACCCGTACATCAGCGCGGCACGGGCAACCATGCTGCGCAAAGCGCTGGACGCCAAGGCAGACGTAATCGTCTTTATCGACCACGACCTGTCTTGGCGGCCAGCCGATCTGCTCACCCTCATCAACACTGAGGGCGATGTCGTCGGCGGAACCTATCGGTTCAAGGCTGACGAGGTGTCCTATATGGGCACCATCCACAGCACGCCTGCCGGCACACCCGTTGTACGGGCCGATGGCGCGATCAAAGCGCGACTCCTGCCCGCAGGGTTCCTCAAGGTCACTGCGGCCGCTGTGGACCGTTTTATGGCCTCCTACCCGGATCTGTGCTACGGCGAGAAATACCGCATGAGCGTGGATCTGTTCAACCACGGCGCGCACAAGGGCCTGTGGTGGGGCGAGGACTACGCTTTTTGCCGGCGCTGGGAAGAATGCGGCGGCAATGCCTGGCTGGTGCCGGATCTGCAGCTTGACCACCACAGCGCGGACAAATCGTACCCGGGCAACTTTCACATGTACCTGCGTCAGCAACCTGGAGGCGACCTGTGCCCCTGATTTACATGGAACACCCGCGCCACGGCCAGAAGATCGCCACGATGGAGGCCGAGGCGGAATACGACGAACAAAACGGGTGGCGGCGTTATACTCCGGATGAGCCTGACGAGCCGGGGAACGATGCCGCTCCCATGAACCATATGCTCGGAAGGCGCCGTCGCAAGGAGCCCGAGCATGTCCACGACAGCCGGTGACCAAATCTATGCCGCGCTGCGGCTGATCGGTCAACTGGCCGAGGGCGAAACCCCATCGGCCGAAACAGCGCAAGACGCGCTGGTAGCGTTGAACCAGATGCTGGATTCGTGGAGCATCGAACGCCTGTCGGTGTTCTCCACGCAGGATCAGGTGTTCAACTGGCCGGCGAACGTCTACGAGCGCACGCTCGGCCCCAGCGGCAACTTCGTCGGCAACCGCCCGGTACTGCTGGACGACTCCTGCTACTTCCGCGATCCGACGACGGGCATCAGCTACGGCCTGATGTTCATCAACCAGCAGCAGTACAACGGCATTGCGCTGAAGACGGTGACGTCGACTTACCCGCAGAGCATGTGGGTGAACATGACGATGCCAAACATCACCATGACGGTGTACCCAGTGCCCACGCGGGAACTGGAGTTCCACCTCGTCTCGGTGTCGGAGTTGTCGCAGCCCGCCACGCTGAACACGGTGCTGTCGTTCCCGCCTGGCTACCTGCGGTGCTTCAAGTACAACTTGGCCTGCGAGATTGCAGCCGAGTTCGGCGTTGAGCCGCCGCCGACGGTGCAGCGCATTGCGATGGCGTCCAAGCGCGATCTGAAGCGGATCAACTTCGCTGACGACATCATGAGCCTGCCGTACAACCTGATCAACCGCCGTCAGCAGCGGTTCAACATCTACGCCGGGACGCCGTAATCATGGCAAACGTAAAGATCTCTGAACTGCCGGTTGCAACGTCCGTTGACGTTGTTGACTCTGTGCCGCTGGTGCAAGGAGGAACGACCAAACAAGCCACTCAAACTGCGTTGCTAACCACCACCGGCAACGTCACCGCCGCAAAACTGGTGCCCACTGGCGGCACGGCCACGGGCAACGGCATGTACCTGCCGGCGACAAACACGCTGGCGTGGAGCACAAACGGTGTGGAGGGGATGAGGCTGGACGCATCCGGCAACCTGGGGGTTGGGACATATTCGCCTGCAAGCATACTTCACCTAAATAGCTCGGCGAATGCTTTTGCCACCATCCAAGGCGGCAGCGGAGTGGCGGGAATTGATTTTTTGACCGGCGCAGGCACCAACAGAATCATTTCTGGTCTTAGTGGCACGGCAAACATTGGTTTTTATACGGCAAGTACCGAACGCATGCGTCTCGACGCATCCGGCAACCTCGGGATTGGAGTTACAAATCCTGCATACACAATAGATGCAACAGCTCCATCCTCTGGCGATACCGGTATCCGGCTAACAAAAAGCGGTTCCGTCAATACAACCATCAATGCAGTTACCGGCGCACTTACGTTTGGTATTGATGGTTCTGGGGGAGCCACCGAGCGCATGCGTCTCGACGCGTCCGGGAACCTAATTACCACCGTCAACAGCACCGCTCCCACGCTGTCCGCCAACAGCACAATGTCGTTTGAACTTACCAGCAACACCAGTCTCAAGATCGTGGTGCGCGGCACTGACGGCGTGACGCGGAGCGTGTCGTTGACGCTGGCGTGACATGAAAACCCCCATCCTCGGAGCCGCCTACGTTGCCCGCAGCGTCAATGCTGCGGCAAACAGGTGCGTCAACCTGTTTCCAGAGGTGGTACCCGAGGGCGGCAAAGAACCCGCATTTTTGCAGCGGTGCCCGGGGCTGGAACTGACGGCCATCGTCGGCACCGGCCCGATCCGGGGCATGTGGAAATTCGGCGACTTCCTGTACGTCGCTTCTGGCGGCAAGCTGTACCGCGTGGACGGCAACTACGCCATTACGGAACTGGGGCTCATCAACGGCAGCGGGCCGGTAAGCATGGCCGACAACGGCGTGCAACTGTTCGTGGCGTGCAACCCCGATGCGTTCATCTACAACGCCAACACGGGCGTATTCGCGCAGGTCACGGATCCCGACTTCCCGGGCGCGGTGAGCGTGGGGTATCTGGACAGCTACTTCGTGTTCAACGAGCCCAACAGCCAGCGCGTGTGGGTGACCTCGCTGCTGAACGGGCTTGCCGTGGACCCGTTGGACTTTGCCAGCGCCGAAGGCAACCCCGACGACATTGTGTCGCTGATCGTGGATCACCGCGAGGTCTGGCTGTTCGGCAACAACACGATTGAGGTCTGGTACAACGCCGGCCTAGCTGACTTCCCGCTGGCGCGCATCGAGGGCGCGTTCATGGAAATCGGCTGTCTTGCGCCGTACAGCGTCGCCAAGCTGGACAACAGCGTGTTTTGGCTGGGCTCTGACGCTCGCGGCAACGGCATCGTGTACCGCAATCAAGGCTACAACGGCCAACGCATCAGCACGCACGCTGTCGAGTGGCAGATCCAGCAGTACGCGGTGCTGAACGACGCCATCGGCTACTCGTATCAGCAGGACGGGCACTCGTTCTACGTGCTGGTGTTCCCGACCGCGCAGGCTACGTGGGTGTTTGACGTTTCCACCGGCCTGTGGCATGAGCGGGCGTACTGGGACGGCGTGCAGTACCGCCGGCACCGCAGCAACTGTCAAGCCAACTTCAACGGTCAGGTGCTGGTGGGCGACTGGGAGAACGGGTTCATTTACGCCTTCAGTCAGGACACGTACAACGACAACGGCGAGGCGCAACGGTGGCTGCGGTCGTGGCGTGCGCTGCCGACGGGGCAAAACACGCTGAAACGCACGGCGCACCACACGCTGCAACTGGACTGCGAGTCTGGCGTCGGCGCCGGTACGGTAGACACGTTTTTTTTGCTGACCGAAAACAGCGAAAACCTAACCACTGAAGGCGGACAGCAAATAGTCACTTCGCTCATCTCTCTGACTGACGGCGCAAACCCGCAGGTTATGCTTCGCTGGTCCGACGACGGCGGCCACACTTGGAGTAACGAGCACTGGACCAGAATGGGCCGCGCTGGCGAGTATGGCAAGCGCGTCATCTGGCGCCGGCTGGGCATGACCACCAAGCTGCGGGATCGGGTGTACGAAATCAGCGGCAGTGATCCGGTAAAGATTGCCATCATGGGGGCGGAACTGTCCGCCACCCCGACGAGCGCATAACGTGGATCTGGCACCGCGCGTCCCGTCTCAGCGCGACCCTGTGGTAAATCAGGGCGCGCTGGCCACGCGGGCGTGGTTTCGGTTCTTCCAACTGCTGCAGAACGCGACGGAGAATTCCGCGCTGTTCCAGTACACCATCGTCGAGAACACGACGGGCTCGACGATCCCCAAGGGCTCCGTGGTCGGCTTCGTTGGCGTGGGGGCCAACAACCGCCTGAGCGTGGCTCCGTACCTGGCTGACGGCTCGTCGCCGTCGCTGTACATCTTGGGCGTCATGGCCGAGGAACTGCCCGACAGTGGCGCTACGGGTCTGTGCTGCGTGTGGGGCAGCGTCAGCGGCATCGACACCAGTGCGTTCAGCGTGGGCGACGTTCTGTACGCCAGCCCGACGGTGGCCGGCGGGTTCACGGCATCAAAGCCCACCGCGCCGGACAACGTGATACCCATAGCGGCAGTGCTGGTGGACAGCGCAACGGCGGGCGAGATTTTTGTGCGGCCCACCATTGAGCAGCAGAAGTACTACGGAGAGTTCACGCGCACGACTAACCTGACGGCAGCGGTGATCAACACGGCATATGCAATCGCGCTGGACGCCACGCAGATTGCCGAAGGTGTGACGTTGGAAGGTTCGCCGCTGACGCGCCTCAAGGTGCCGCAGTCGGGTTTGTACCAGTTGACGGTGCGGTATCAGTTCACCTCGACCAATTCGTCGTCCAAAAACGCTCGCGTCTGGTTTCGCCGCAACGGGACTACGGACTACTCCAACAGCACGGCGATCTCATCGCTGGACAGCAACGGTGGTTTTGCGACAATCACGGTGTCGGAGTTTTTCTCACTGCAGGCCAACGACTACGTGGAACTCATGTGGGCCGTCTCAGACACCGCGCTGTCGCTCACCGCTGCTGCCGCCACGGCCTACGCGCCCGCTGCGGCCGCCGTGATCGTCACCGTCACCCAGATTCAACAGTGAGGCCCTGATGGCAGTCGTCCTCTCCCAATACGCAGGCGCAGGCGCCCAGTTCTTCGACAACAACGGCGACCCGCTGAACGGCGGGCTGATCTACACCTACGCTGCCGGCACGACCACGCCGATTGCAACGTACACCAGTTCGTCTGGCGGCACGGCCAACGCCAACCCCATCGTGTTGGACAGCGCCGGCAGGACGCCCGCGCAAATCTGGCTGACGGCCGGCAACTCGTACAAGTTTGTGCTGCAGACCTCGCTGGGCACGCTGATCAAGACCGACGACAACATCTTTGCGTCGTTTGATCTGTCCAAGGAAGTCGGCATTGCCGTCGGCTTGGGTGGCAGCGGCGTCGCCACCAACATCGCCGTGGGCGACACGGCGCTGGACACCAACACCACGGGGTCGAACAACACGGCGGTCGGTTACAACGCGCTGACCAGCAACACCGATGGCGTGCAGAACGTCGCCGTTGGCTCGCAGGCGCTGGATGCCAACACGGGCGGGGACTACAACACCGCCGTAGGCTACGACGCACTGTCGGCCGTCAGCACCAGCAACTACAGCACGGGCTTGGGATATCGGGCCATCAACGCGGCCACCACCAACGGCGGCAATACGGGCGTGGGCGCTGACGCGCTGCTGCTGACCACGGGGTCGAACAACACCGCCGTGGGCTACGCTGCCGGCAATGGGCTGACCACGGGGTCAAACAACACAGTCATCGGCTACGACGCCGACCCCTCCAGCGCCACCGTCAGCAACGAAGTCACCATCGGCAACGCCAGCGTGACGTCGTTCCGCATACCTGGCCTAACGCTGACGTTCAGCGTGAAGTACTTCAACCACGGCACGCTGACCGTGGCTACACTGCCAACAGCGGCTACTGCCGGGGCGGGTGCGCGGGCCTTCGTCACCGATGCCAACGCGACGACGTTTGCGTCTATCGTAGCCGCAGGCGGGGCGAACGGAGTACCCGTGTACAGCGACGGCACCAACTGGCGGATTGGGTGAGGTAAATCATGGAAATGTCGCCAACCGATTACGGCCCGCAAATAACGCCGGTCACTTCGAGCCCGCTTTGGTCCCCGGCGCCTGCCGGCATGGAGCAGTATTGGGGCTGGAATGACCCCCGCTGGGGCGGATGGGGATTGACGCCAGAACAAAAAAAGTACAGCGGCCCGTGGGAGCAGGTGCTGAAGTCAATTGGCTTTAAAGGAGGCCCGATTGACCCAATCACCGCCTCTATGGCAAACGACAGCAGTGGAATTTACAAGGCCAATCTAGTTGGGCAGGCGCTTGACGAAAACGGAAATTTGCAACCAAGGTATGAGCTTGGTTATTCGCCGGAAGCGATGGCGGCGATTGACAAACTTCGGGCCGCAGGCTACGACCTTCGGCAAAAACACCCAGACAGGCGCACGTTCAATACGTACTACGGTCTGGTAACCCCAGAAGGCAATGTGCAGGACATCAAGATCGCCGGCTCCGATCTCGGCGACATGATCAAGCCCCTGATCAACGTCTGGGGCGCCGGCCTCGGGCTAGCCGGTCTTGGCGCGGGCATCAATTCGTTGCTTGGGGGCGCTGGGGCTGGTGCGGGGGCGGGTGCCGGCAGCGCACTGGGCATCGCAGAAGCTATGGCGCCTGGCGTTCTTGCACCGGCTACCGCTGCCGAAATGGCGGGCGTCAACGCGCTGTTGGGCGGCGCTGGTGGCGCGCTGTCGGCCGCAGACTTGGCAAGTCTACCGTCAGATGTGCTGGGGCAAGCTGGGTCTTTGTCTCCGACGAATTTGGCCGAGTTGGATGTTTTCACAACGCCGCCATCGTCAATGACTCCGTTGCCGACCGGCTCGCCGTCGGTGACGCCTCTGACTGAATTGCCGCCATCACTTGGCCCCATCACGGCGCCAACGTTTGAGTTCGGCACGCTGGCAGATCCTGCTGCGGCGATTACGTCAATCCCTCCGTCGACGGGCATTGCGCCTAGCGCCGGCACTGCCTTGGGTATTGCGGAAGGCATGGCCCCCGGCGTGATCGCGCCGGCAACTGCGGCAGAACTCGCGGGCGTCAATGCACTGCTGGGCGGCGCTGGCGGAATATTGGGCGCGGGCCTTGGCGGTGGTGGAGCAGCTGGTGGCGCGGCGTCAACCGCAGCAGACGCCGCGGCAATTGGAGGCGGCGCTGCTGTTCCGACCGCGGCAACCGGCGCAGCGACCGGCGCTGCAACCGGCGGCGCAGGCATCATGGAGGGCATGGTCCCGGGCGGACTTACCGGCTCCGGTATTCCCGCAACGCTTGGCGAGGCTTCGGCGGCAGGCGCAGTCGCCGCTGGCGCCGGGGCAACTGGCGGCAGCCTCCTCGACAAAGCCGTCAAGCTCGTCACCAGCCCCGTCGGCCAGGCTGTCGTAGGCGGCGTCGGCAGCGTCGTCGGGGGCGTGCTGGAAGCCAACGCGGCAGAGAAGGCCGCAGAAACGCAGTCACAGGCTGCGGCAAACGCTCTTGCCCTGCAGCGGGAGATGTTTGAGTACCAGAAGGGGCTGCTGGAACCATACCGCACTGCCGGCACAAAAGCGCTGGAGCGCCTGTCCGGCGCGATGGGCCTCGGCGGCCAAGGCTCGCAGCAGCAGATGCTGGAGATGGACCCGGGCTACGGGTTCCGTCTGGGCGAGGGTCTGAAAGCGCTGGAGCGCATGCAGGCTTCGCGGGGCAATTTTCTGTCGGGCGGTGCGCTCAAGGCCGGTCAGCGGTTTGCGCAGGATACGGCGTCGCAAGAGTACGACCGGGCGTTTGGAAGACTCTCAGATATTGCAGGCATCGGCCGATCTACTAGCACCCAGATGGGCAACGCGGCGTCCGGATTCGGCACTTCTGCCGGCAACATCATGGGCCAAGAGGCCAACGCGCTGGCGGCGGGGCGGATGGGGCGAGCCTCGGCTTACACTGGGGCCATCGGCGGGGCGCTGAACTCGTTTCAGAACTATCTGAACCGGCAGCAGGAAGAACGCCTCATCCGAGACATCTTCGGGCGCACCATTGTTGGGGGCTGAAATCATGCAACTTGACACCCGATTGCCCCTGATGGCCGGCCAACGGCAGCCGATGCAGTTTGCGCCTGAGTCGCAGCTTCAGACGCTGTCGCGGATTGCGCCTGGGATCAATGCGCTGCGGGGGATTCAGCAGCAGCAGATGGAAACTGCCGAGGCTGTGCGCAAGCAGCAGGCGTACCAGCAGTTTCAGAATGAAGTGGCCAAGGCGTTCCCGGGCGGCGTGAAAGAACTGGCTCGCGTTTTCATGACGCAGGGCACGACCCCTCAGCACTTTGAAGTCGGCCAGAAGCTGATGCAGACGGCGATGGAGGAGGACGAGCGCCAGAAGATTTTTGGCGGCGGT